TCGTCACCGCAGTATTGAGGATGTACCACGGCTTGGTTGAGATCATCTCTATCGGTTAGCCTATTCATTCCGGTCAGCTCCTTCCGGTCCTTGCGGCAGTGGCATCCAGTGGGTAACCTTTTCAAAAGAGCCGCCCCAATACCACTCGTCCAGCGTTTTAGCCACGCGGTCAATGTACTCTATACCTGTGCGGTAATTAATCAGGCGGTTGACTTGGCCCACGCTCAGCCTGTTGCTTCCGGCGTAAAATCCCGCTGCCATTACGGTACAAAATTCAAAATGGGAATCAGAATATCGCGATATATCGGGGTCATCTTCCGGCAATTTCTCCGTTACCGCTATCCAGCCACCAGTGCGCCGGTTCCAGGCGGCCATGGCTTCTTCTGGCGTATCGTATTCCAATGCGCCGCACTGGGTAGCGCAGCCCTTGCGCTGGACATAATATTTTTTATCTGCCGTTTCCGGCGAATACGGCCTCAAATTTGTGAACACAGGGAAGCTTTTAATCTCAGCCTCCTCGCCGCAAAACGGGCACGGCAGCAGTTTTTCACTCATCACTCTTCACCCCCCCATATCCAGCGGCGGTAAGGGCTTTGTCGAGTTTTGCAGCAGCTTCAATAATAAGCAGACTTTGACTTGCGGCATCATGAAACTTTTTATATGTCTGAGTAAGTCTCAATTCCTTTGCCGCCTCTGCCACTGCCCGCAGTTTGGCGTTCTCTTCTTCCAGCAATGCGTTCTCTTCTTCCAGCAATGCGATCTCTTCTTCCTTACAGCCTATGCGCTCTAGACTGAAGGCCAATTCCTCGCATATAGCATTGATGGTTTCCGGCAATGGCAAGGGCCTTTCAAAGGCCTCAAATTCCCATGCTTTGCGCCACCGCTCAACAACCTGTTCTATATCAAGCGCTATCTCTCTGGGGTCCATGCTATCCCTCCTCGCTATTTCAGAAATCTTTCGATTTCATCGATTGGATACAAATTAATTTCGCTTATTTCAAGGCCTATACGGTTTTTAATTGTGCTGACCGAATAGGTTATAACATGGTAATCTGCTCCAAGTATCTTTATATTTGAAACTCCATTGACGGATACAGGTATAAGATAATTAGGCTCGTCAAGGTTTTCCTGAAGGGCAAAAAGGCGATCGCCCTCCGAGTATTTAGCTTTTATTTGAAAAAGTTGCTCCACGGTTATCCCTCCTCGTTCGAAAACATCAGATTAGAATTTCGCTCAAAAACACACTCGGTTCGGTCGGCTCCGCATGATCTCCCCACACAATTCTTTCCTTGGCCCGGGAGATAAGTAACATGTCCTTGGCCCTGGTAATCGCAACATAAAATAGCCGGCGCTCCTCCTCAAAGTCCTCTGATTTCTTGCTGGGGAATACGCCCTGATTCATGCCGATTATGAACACCACCGGAAATTCAAGCCCTTTGGCTGCGTGAACCGTCAGCAGCTTTACAGAGTTCTCCTCTTCTTGCAGCAGGCGCTCCTGAATGTCTTTGGTACGGAGCCAGCGAAGAAAGGCATCATAAGAGGTTGAGCCGCCTAAATCAAGTTGCGCGACTTGCCAATGGATAATCTGGCGGCGGGCTTCCAAGATATCTTCCAAGCGGTTATTTAAACCCTTGTATTTCATGTATTCGTCAAGGCCAAGAATCTCATAGGCTCGTACAAAAGTCAGGTCGGCATCATGTCCAACTTCATCTAGTGCTGCATCCATATCCTTAACTGCCTGTATAAAACTCGAATACTCTTCTCCAAAAGTCTGAATGATAAGAAATAGCGATAACTCACTATCAAGAGCATCAAGCTCCATCATTTCCATCCTCATGGACGTTGCCCGGGGTTCCGGGAAATTAAAAGCCTTCTTCATGGTAATGTTATCCAGGGGGTTTGAGGCAGCGGCGATAAAGTCCAGTACCCCTTTGATTGCAGGTCTCTTGAAGATATCGCCGCCAGCGTTAACTATTTGGCAGGGGATATTCTGTTCGTCCAGGACTTCTTTAAGCCGTAAAAGCTGGCGGTTGGTGCGAGCAAGCACAGCATAATCGGAAAAAGCCTGATTATTCCCCTTAATAAAGGCGACTATGCTCGTAAATTCCATAAGATCGGTATCATATTCGTTAAAAATGATTGAAGAACCAGGCCTGTCGGTAGTCAGGGTTTTCTCCGTCTGATTTACATTGTGGGCAATAAGCCGGTTTGCAGCGTCGACTATAGGCTTAGTTGACCGGTAGTTGGTCTCCAGTTTCACCGTTTCCGCTTCTGGGAAACCGCTTACCGGGCCGAAAACTATCAAGGTATATGGATTTGCGCCCCTCCAGCCGTAAATGGACTGAAAATCATCACCCACTACGAAAAGACTATCCGGGTTTAATTTAGTAAGGATGCTTGTTTGCGGACTACTGGTATCCTGAAATTCGTCGACAAATACATACCGGTAGATGTTCCGGTAGTAATCCCGCACCTGATCAATATCCAGCAGGTCATTGGTGCGGTGTAAAAGCAGATCCAGATCCAGCGCATTATGCTGACGCAGCCGATAATAATACTCACGGGCAACCCGGCCAAGATCATCGTCCGGCCACATCTTATCCCATGCTTGCATATTGGCCAGCATATCAGGGGTTTTTACCTTCTTGGCGTTCAAGTCGTTTATAATAGCCTGCAGCAATGAAAGACGGTCCTCTTCATCGTAAATGGTGAAGTTCCGCTCAATGCCTATCTGGCTGCCCCATTCCCGCAGAACTTTCACGCAGAAAGAATGGAAGGTGCCAACGAATAGCTTTTTAGCTTTCTCATGTCCGATTAATTTACTGAGCCGGTCTTTCATTTCCTTGGCAGCCAGGCGGGTGAAGGTAAGGGCCAGCATATTACTGGTCCCTACCCTCTTCTCATTGTGTAGAAAAGATATCCTACCAGTAAGCACCCGGGTTTTGCCACTGCCGGCTCCGGCCAGACAGCGAATAGTTTTAGCTTCAGAGGTAACGGCGGCATATTGCTGCTCGTTCATTTCCACCAGTGAAGAGTTAGGCAATCTGAGCCACCCCCTCAGCTTCCAGGGGCTTGCTCAAATCCCATACTTTCCATCCACCATCTATTTCCTGAGTGTCAATTACACCTGCCAGGATGATGTTACCCAGTTTGGGTGATATCTTATCGAGCCCGGCAATAGCATAGGAAAAATTATTTTTGTCCAGGTTCTCTATATTATCTATAGCCAGTACTTTGAGCGGAGGATTAGACCTCTCCAGCAGCGTAACCATCATGGCAGCCAGGAGCAGAATCTTTTCACCGGTGGAAAGCCCGTCGAAATTAACCTGGTTGCCCTTTTCGTTAATCCAGCCGAACTGAAAAACCTCCTTGCCGGTGTCGCTTTCGGTTTGAAAGTAGAATTCATTATGAATATTCATGAGCAACAGGTTTTCCTGGATGGCGCTCCGGATGGGTTCCAGAATCCCCTTCACAAGTTCCCCCTGCAGCCCTTTCGGCCCCAGGGCTTCCACCAGGTATTTGCAATTATCTGCATAATGAGTAGCCTCTTTAGAGTCAATCATGGAGGACCGCATATTCGATAATGTGGTTTTGGCCTTTTGCTGCTCTTCTAATTTGGACTTAAAGGCATCAATCTGGCCCTGCAAGCCACCCCGGCGCTTTTCCAGGATATCAATAGGTGCAATAGGTTCAATCGGTTCAGATTGCAGTTTATCGTACTCTTCCTGCAGGGTCTTTGCCCTCTCGGCAATCTTCCCGCGAGCATTCTCGGCGTCAACCTTCTGCCGCTCGAATTCTGCGATAGCTTTCCGGGCATAATCATTTTCCTTCTGTTGCTGGGCAGCTTGGGTGTTCAGCCCCTGGATTGCCGCATCCAGTTCTCTGCGCTTATCTCCCAAGCCGACCAAGGCATTTAAAAGGCCGGTGTGGTCTTCATTCAACTGAGATTCTTCCTGCTGCAGCCTTTCGATTTCTTTATTAGCCCATTCCAGGAAAGGAGCAAAATCTTTATTGCAACCGATTAACGGGGATATCACACATATACCTTTTTGCTGGGATATATGCTGAATTTGGGTCGATAAGATTTTTATGTTAGCCCGGCATTCTGAAAGTCTGTCGTATTTTTCTTGCCGCTCCTGCTGTTTGCTCAGGGATTCTTGACCGTTAGCCTTTATTTGCTCCTGCAATTCGGCCAACTGCCGGGTGATATCAACTTCTTTGACTCTTGCCTCTTCCGCTGCAATATGCTGTTCAATTGCCGATAAATCAAGCGGCTTGGCAAGCGAATCTTTCAGTTGGGCAATAGAAATTCTAAGTTCTTCCAGCCGGGCCAGCCGTTTCTCAATAACCTTGGCTTTCTCTGTGTCCCTGGCAATCTGGGCTTTGATATCGCTTAACTGCTCCCGCAGATCCTCCAGTTCCTTTTTATTGTCCTCAATATTCCGATCGGTCTGCTGCAATTCATTTTTGAGATCAGAGAGCTTCTTAACCGCTCCCTGGGCATTTTTCTTTTCCTCATTCCAGTGGGTTTGCTTGGCCTTGGACCACTCCAGCATAGCGAGAATTCCCGCCTGCACATCGTAACTGGCAGAGTATTGCTCCATGGCTCCGGCAATAAGTTGATTCATGATGTTATATTTATCCTGGTCATTAATTCCTAATTCGTCGGTAAGCAAATGCTCCACCAGGTATTCATACACTCGGTTGCGGTCCCAATCTTCGGTGGTAATCGGGGAGAGCCCATAGATGAAATCACGACGTTTGGCATCTGACAGGTCAAGAAATTGCTGGAAGTCCAGCATGGCCGGGAAATTTCCGCATTCGGCCATTATCCGGGCTTCTTTCTGGGCCAGACTCTTCTCCCCTCTGCTGGGAGAAAGGCTGATGTCCTGGCTGATGGTAATTTCCCGGCTCCCGTCCCTTTTGTTTCTTTCTTTGCGCTTGAATTCGCGAGAAAACTGGAAATCATCCATTTTAAGGCCCACAGACATATCTTCTTCGGTCGCTAGTTTAAAAGTTTCCGCCGGCGTTTTGCCCTTGCCCGGGCAATACCCCAGAAGGGATATGCCCAGAGACTGGATGCGTGATGTTTTGCCGGAACCGTTGAGACCGCAAATTATATCCTTGCCGGTCAGAATTTGAACCGCATTCTGGTCCTTGATGCCGTTCATGTGAATCTCTTGAATCCGCATTAAAACATCGGCCTCCCTTCTGTTAAGGGGGATGTGTCATCAATATCTGCCCCAAGGCTCTCGTCATCTTCCTGGCAAGTGTTTATATCCTCTTCGGTTACATTTCCATCAATATCAATAAAATCAACCTTCCGCCCATCATCCAGTTCCAAGCTTTCGCCATTTGCCTCAGCTTTTTCAGCCAGATCAAGCAGTTCCTTCTCGGTGAAATCATGACAGAAGCCAATTACAGTGACCTTCGCTGCGCGTTTTCCTTCGGGCCCTTGAGCAGGAACATTAACCGTACTTAACGCGGGATGCTTTTTCATGACGTTACGCTCGCAAATTGTCTGAGCTTTGCGCTCGGCAAAGAGCTTATTCTGGATGAATGTGTCCAGGGCTTTAAGTATTTCCTTGTGCGTATAATCCACCCAGATACCAAGATCGCCCTGAATAGGATGAAACGTACCCTTTTGGCGTTCCTCTTCGGTCAATAGGGCCCCCATGGTTATTTTGCCGGCATCTTTGTTGTATTGAACCTTTTTTGCCAGGTCCTGAAGGAAATAAGTGGTTATATCGTATAAAAGGGTGGAGCTGGTTATGACCATGTTGCCAATCGGGCTATAACCAACCGCCATCTTCTTAACCCAAACTTTTTCTATGGTCTTGCTTACGGGATCTATAACCGGGAAAGGGTTAACCACTATATCACCGTTGGGCAAGGTTAATGTCTTGGGGGTTATGATAGACAGCCCGGCAATTTTATTCAGTTCGTTAAAACCGTTAGCAGTAATCATTACTTTGCCGCTTTTGGGGGGAACTTCGGCTAACTGGCCCAGCTCTTCCCGAAGCAGCATGCTTCCCTTTACAGACTTAAGAACGCCATTTGCGGTCTTTTTAACAAATACTGATCCGTCGCCCAGATTTGCGAATTCAGTAGCGGGCTTATTATTATCTTGCTTAGTTGCAGGCATATTCATATCTTACATATCCTCCTTTCTATCCTGTATGGCGAAAATCTCCACCCCGTCCAGGACGGTAGATTCTCTGTCATCACCAAATTCAGTGGGAACAATGGTAGTTTTCCAACTGAATTTGGCTTTCAGCTCATCGAATATCTCGGCATCAAGATGGATGGCGGCTGATTCAGGTGATGCAATCAGGGAAATATAGACGCTATATACGTTTAGCCTGCCTAGCTTCTTGGCTAATTCTCTGGTCTCGTTTGCCGCCTTTATCAGCTCTGCAAATTCGTTCATGCCTCTTCCACCGCCTCAATAAACTCGCCGCCCTGAAGCCGGTACCAAATATCCGCCTTGATAGAATTTCCGTCAACCCTGCGAGTCTGCACGTCTATGCGGTGCCAACCATCGTTCCGATATTCCCATTCCGCCAACGTGAGCCAGCAGCCCAATGTACCTTTGGCCTTCCCTTCAATGCCCAGGGAAGCCGCGACAGACTCTTCGCCTTCTACGGTGGCTGCGCTCTGGTAGCCGGTATTGGATTCCTTGGCCGTATCCCACTGAACACGTTCCAGAATGAATTTCACGCCGGCAGAAATCAGTCCGGGCAGTCCGATTTCAGCGCCTATTTTTATTTTGGTGCAGGCAACCTTGCTGTCATCATCATGTTTGTCTATATTCCCATCAGCCTCTACTTCGCAGTAGCGGCTATCAGCAGGATTGTAATACTCTAAGACATCCATAGGGTTTTCACAGAAGTGAAAACCGGCTTCACATATACTTGCCCTTGGCTCTTCATGCTCCTTGCCGATCTCAAACTGAAAATCTCGGCATCGGAGATTTCTGTCGAAGCCTTTATAGCCTTTAATCACTATCGTTCTCTCCTTTCCCTTGCCCCCCCCCGGGCCTGGTATTTGGTTTAATTGGGGCGGTCGGCGGCTATCCCGTGCGCTCTTGCCGCCTCCGGGGAGCTGATCGGGTATTCGTTCCCCCACGGGTCCCCGCCGCCCCAAAGTTGATTTTCTACGGGCTCTGTGGTATGATTTATTTACAAGTTTTCTATTGGGCCGCTTCAAGAGCGGCTCTTATTTTTTCTATCTGCCTTTGCCACCAAGATAGCCGGCGGCCCTTGAACTTAACGTTTTTCACCGGACATTCCCGGCAGTAGCACTCCGTTAAGTCCTTGCTCCTGAAAATCTGCGCCAGCCTCGCCAGCACGTCCGGCCTGATTCTTCCCTCTGCCTCGTACCGGAAAATAGTTCTGTCATCTGCCGGTACCAGTTCTGCCAGCTCCCTTACTGTCATATTGGCCTGCCGCCTTTTCTCCTTGACCGCCTGCCCTATGACACTGTTCGCCATTCTCACACCTCCCTTCCTGATGGATAATATTTCTAGGTGATAAGTTCTTTGAGAATTAAATAGCCTTGGCCGCCTTGAACTGGGCCAGTTCGTCATAAAGCTGGGCTATGGTTTTCTTCAGGTCGTCGATTTCCTGCTGTAAAATATCGTTCACGGCTTCGGCTTCTGCCGCTCGCGATATAAGCTCCAGGCAGTACTCCGGCGTTATCTTGCCGTCTTTCATGTTTTTCAGGTATTTCTCCAAGACAAGTTTCTCGAAGGCTAAGTCCACGAATTTATCAATGTCCAATATATACACCCCCTATCTCCCGTAAAATCCGATGAACAACGCGGCAATAACGCCGAATACCACAACGCCCCAGGAAAACGCGTCGCTCTGCTCGCAACGGTGGACGAGCTTTTTGTAAGGATTCAAATGGGTTCCTCCTCTCTACCTGATTTTTATTCGGTTAGAGGGCCGGGTTTCTAAGTACTTGGCTAAAGCACTGGGATAAACCATCCATCTATTACCCAGCTTAAAACCCGGTAAGCGCCCTGATTCCAGTTCTTTGTAGACGTAGTCAGTGCCCATACCCAAAAAGGCGTGAACTTCCTTAAAGTTCATAGGCTTTTCCAGCGGCTTTGGCATTTTATCACCTCGCTTTCGTTGTGGTAGTATGCAGTTTTCAAGGAACGCCCCGGCCCTTCTTGCCGTGTTTATCCCCGCGCTGTGTGGGGGAGGATATTAGTGGGGTTAGCCGTCGGTGCCGGTGGAGGGGCGGTCATTGTTTAACAATGATTCATTGTTAATTTCATCAAAAAAAAGAGCTTCAATAGATTGCCCGGCATCTTTGGCGATTAATAACATAGTGGCTGGCCTTGGCGTGTCATACCCGTTTTCCCAATTGCTCCAAGCCTGTTGGGTAACGTTGTATTTACGGCCCATTTCTCCTTGTGTTCTATCGCCCCTAAATGCTATGAGATTACGTCTCAATGGGATCACCTTCTTCCCAACAATTTAAGCTTGTTATTATGTTATTACAAGCTCGGATTGTTGTCAAGCATTTTTAACAATTTAATGTTGTTTGATTAACACAACCCGCGCTTGTATTATGGTAAGTGGAGGTAATGCTTGATGATTGGTAAAAAAATAAGGGAATTGCGTGTAAAAAAAGGGGCATCACAGCAAGAATTAGCTGACGTTGTGGGCAAAACACAGCAGGCTATTTATTTATGGGAAAAAGGAGACAATGAGCCTGGAACAGAGGCCATTAAGCTGCTTGCCGCATATTTCAATGTTACAACTGATGAGTTATTGGGCATTCCTCCCGACGATATTAAACTGGAAGTTAACGAACCTGCCCAGATATACAGTGTTTCCGATGTTGACAGGATACTGGAAGATACGCGAATGGCGTTGAAGCAAGCCATTGAAGACGGAAACATAACAGAAGAAAAGGCCGCTGAAGCTGTTGAACTGGCACGACGGCAACTCATGTTGGTTTTGGAACAAAAAAAGTAAACATCCCGGTCGGCATGGCCGGGTTTTGCTGTCTTTAGGGGAAATTCGACATTTTATGAAAGGAAGGTGGTTTTATTGGCTTATTTATTCAGTATACAAAATACATAAGGGGAGGAGCGAACCATGAATTCTGTAACGTTAACTGTCACGATCACGGTTAAGAGGCAGGAAATAGGCAACCAGGATAACTGGCAGGCTTTCAAAACTACCTATTATAGGCACGGCTCTGTGCTTATAATTATTATCCTGGTTGACTGAAACTGAAAGCGTGGTTCGTCACCTCCTAATATCTTATCCTCCACCATATGGAAGAAGCAAGAAGTTGTTCAGTTCGGAACCACATATGCGAGTATAGCAATATGTGGAATGTCAGGGCAAAGGTAATTTGTGACAGTGGGGATCTTTGCCTATAGGGATCCGATTTGGGCTGATAGTTTCATTAATTTGGACTGCATTTGAATTGATGCGGCAGAAGGGGGCATCAAACGTCATAAAACAATTTTTGATTTTGATTCTGCGAACTCTCTTAGCTTCTATATTGTGCATAATTTTATGGGCAATTAGCGGAAAGGTTTTTAATCTTTTACCGGCAATTTTGTTTTTCCCGGTGCTGCTAATTTATTATCAACAATCAATTTTATGGTATTTCGTAATTGCTTCGGATGATTTATTTTCTACATTATTGGGTATCCTGCTTTCCGTTTTCTTTATTGTCTTGTATGCAGGTAATTTTTCTTTAGCAGATTCAATATTTGTTAAGGGTATATGTATTGTCGGAATATTACTAGGCATTGCCCAAACCTATAAAAGCGCTAAGTTGCGCATATTAGGATATTAGGTAGTTACAAAGGCTTAGGAGGAATTAGGCCGTGGATTATATTAACAAAATACCGCATTGGCTAAGGTGGATATTAGCCTTGCCAACGGCAGTTTTAGCGGCATGGTTGGGAAGCGGTATAGCGATTATTGTTTATCAAATGTGGAACGGGATAGATCCATCAAAAAGCGATTTTTGGAGCCACATAATATGGACTGTGGCCGAAACAGGTATTTTTGTTGTTGTTTTTTACACCATCGTTCCAACCTATAAGTTTTTATCTTCTATAATTGTTAATTCTCTAATAGGTGGGTTAGCGCTATTCTCAATGATTTATGCAATTTTAAACGGAACTATCAATGGTTCTGTTTGGGACATCGTCATTAATGACCTTATACTTATAGGAATTTTAATTTACTACAGCAGTATGTTATATAAAGATGAAGCAAAAGCATCCATTTCCCCTGAACCTAGTTCTGTATATGATGATAGGGAACATTGATAACTGTTTTCTCTATAGAAATATTATTTATTTTAGCATATGTAAATACCTTATAAGGTTCTTTCACCTTCATTAGAAAGGAGGATTTTATGCGGAGACGGACGGTTAAGGAATATTATATGTAAGGGAGAAATGTGATGAGATCGTTTATTTATTTTCTTGAAGGTATTATGGTCGCCTTTATAGGTAGGCCTATACTTTGGCTGATAAAATTCTTTAGATGGCCGTTACTTGTTACAGGGATATTCTTTAACTCAGTTTCAGCATATAGCCCTACGACTGGAGAAATAACAAACGAAAAAACAATTATTCCGTTAATAGCTGGCATAGTATTATTCGCTATCGGGACAACCGTAATCCGATATGACGAACTGGCCAAGGAGGCATATAGTACATATGATAAGGATTTTTAATTTAACTAAAACGCTTTTGGCGTTGCTCTTGTTGCTCTCCTTGCTTGTTGGTTGTGCCAATACTCAGGAAACCATTACACCAACCCAGCAGCAATATGTAGGCAGCATTAACAGCGATAAATACCATTACCCAGATTGCCAGTGGGCAGGCAAAATAAAGCCCGAAAACGAAATATGGTTCAGCACGAAGAATGATGCAGAGGAAGCTGGGTACGTTCCATGCAAGGTCTGCAAACCATAGGTAAAATGCAGGGCTTTTTTAAAGGAGGGGTTTGATGCGTAAAAAATTATTGGCAGTGGGCATGGTTTTAGTACTGCTGGTTTTCGCCATGCCAAAGCCGGCGCAAGCAGTATTTACGTGCCATGCTACATTCGGGCCAAATTCGCCTACATATTGGTGCGAAGGTTATCTGTACGAAATGGATGTCTCTCCATTTATAGAAAATGGCAGGATTTATATACCGTTAAGGTTTTTGGCCTATGGGTTAGGCGTCCATGATAACAACATCATTTGGAACGAACCCACGCAGGAAATATTCCTATCTAAAAGCGGCTACGGCGAGATAAGCCTACGGGTGGGCAGCAACACAATACTGCGAAGTAACGGCTCCCCTATTGTTATGGATGTTGCGCCCACAGTGCGAGATGATCGGACTTTTCTACCTGCCCGCTACGTTGCGGAGGCTTTTGGGGCAGAGGTTTATTGGAGTACCGAAACCCAAACCATACAGATATCATGGGATGACGGACAGCCACTAACCGTACCGGACTATTCAGATGGTTATTACGGGCCAACCCCAACACCACAACCCGCCACAGAAGATGATACCCCCATTCCCCTTTATGAGTGGACATACGGCGGAAATCAATGGTCATGGGATTCTGGCGTCACCCAACGGGCAGTAGAAATAATTCTCGATCACTACCGTGAAATGCCGCATCCGCATAGAAATCAGTTAGACTACGTTCTAACTTATTGTACCGACGAGGACAGCCTGTATATGATAGAAGCATTAGCGAAAGAGATAACAGAAATAGCAACTAGGGAAGGAATACCAAGAGAAGAGATACCCTATCTGGCAATAGCTTTTGTGCAAAGCTTCCCTTATGTATCTGATTCCATATCATCCGGGTATGACGAATATCCGCGTTATCCGATTGAAACGTTCTTTGAAAGAAAAGGCGACTGTGAAGATACCGCAATTCTCACCGCAGTATTACTCAAGCAATTGGGCTATGGTTCAGCCCTTGTAATCCTGCCGAGCCATTGCGCCGTAGGGGTATTGGGGAAAGATACCATAGAAGGAACTTATTACTTGATTGATGGGAAAAGGTATTATTACCTTGAAACAACGGATGTCGGTTGGAAAGTTGGAGAGCTCCCGGATAGCATAAAGGAAACCAAGGCCATCGTACTACCACTACCATAGGGAGGGGTTAACTATGTGGGACGCAATGATAATTATCGGCCTGCTTGGAACAATGGTTGCCATAGTAGGCAGCATTACAATGGGGATAAAACGTAATCCCATCTGGAAGAAATGGCTGGCCGGCGCCGGGCTTGCCTTTGTCCTGATGATAGTAGGCGTAGAAAACGCACCGGCGCCAGGCGAACCGGGCATTACTCCATCGAATCAGGCAGTGCGGACAGTCGCCCAAAAGCCGAACGATACATATGCCGTCAACTTAGAGAAAGCCACGGTTGCAAAAGTAGTTGATGGGGACACCCTGGCCGTGAATGTAGCCGGCGAAGAAAAGCGGGTGCGCCTGATTCTAGTAGATACGCCCGAATCAGTACATCCGGACGAGTCCAGAAATAATGAGTACGGGAAGCTGGCCAGCGACTACACCGCGTCACAAATAAAAGCCGGCCAGACGATCTATCTGCAAAAGGATGTATCGGACACCGACAAGTATGGTCGGCTGCTTCGTTATGTCTGGCTTGAGCAGCCCACGGACATTGAGGATGAGGCAGAAGTCCGGGCCAAAATGTATAACGCCAAGCTGCTGCTGGAAGGTTATGCGCAAATCGCCACATACCCGCCTGACGTCAAATATGCGGACATATTTACCAATTTCCAGAGAGAAGCCCGGGAGAGCGATAAAGGGCTGTGGGGAGTCGAAGAGGAGCCCGCTGAGACAGTTGCAGCTCCGCCTGTAACTACGCCTGCCCCGGCTCCTGCACCAGCTACCGTTGCCCCTGAGCCGCAACCGCAGGTTGAACCGCAAACAGCCACGGTTTATGTAACAAATACCGGCGCAAAGTACCACCGGGACGGCTGTAGATATCTTAGCAAGAGCCGGATTCCTATGAGTTTAACAGATGCGAAAGCGGCAGGGTATACGCCCTGCAAGGTCTGCAAGCCGTAACAGCAGGAGGGTGCATTTATGAGAGCGGTTGCCTATGCAAGGTATAGTTCGGCCAATCAAAGAGAAGAGTCTATATCTGCCCAGCTCCGGGTTATATATGATTATGCAAACAAACACGGAATAAATATAGCAAAAGTATATGTTGATGAAGCCCAAAGCGCAACCAGCGACAATAGAGATGATTTTCAGCGTATGATCGCAGAACTCGACGAAACAAGTCCTGATTTAGTTTTGGTCCATAAACTAGATCGCTTCGCCAGAGATAGGTTTGACGCAGCTTTTTATAGGAGGGAGATAAAAAAACACCGTGCGCGCTTGATAGCTGTGGAGCAAGACTTCGGCGAAGGGCCGGAAGCTGGATTAATGGAAAGCATACTTGAAGGATTTGCAGAATATTTCTCGAAGAATCTCTCAAGAGAAGTTAAGAAAGGGCATACTGAAAACGCTATGCAGGGAAAACATTGTGGTGGAATACCACCGTTAGGTTATAGCCTAGATAAAGACGGCAAATATATTGTTAATAAAGAAGAGGCCCCAGCCATAAAAGTAATATTTGAAAGAAAACTAGAAGGCTATAGTTATAAGCAGATTGCCGATGAACTGAATAAATTGGGTTATAAGACAAAAAGCGGACGTCCCTTTGGCCCTAATTCCTTACATGATATTTTGAGGAATGAAAAGTATAATGGCACCTTTGTTTTTCGCAAGACAAGCCCTAATAGCAGTAGGCAGGCAGAAGATCCGACTAAAACTATGCGAATAGAAAATGCCATACCCAAAATTATTGATAAAGATACCTTTGATAAGGTACAAGAAATAATGGATAAATCCCGTTGTCAGCCAAGACCAAACGAAGGTAAACAGATACGTTACCTGTTAACAGGCTTAATTCGTTGCGGTCTATGCGGACAGGCAATGGCCGGAGATACTAACACCAGAAAATATAAAAATAGCTCTGCCACTTACGGATATTATAAATGTGGATTAGCCAAACGCACCAAAGAATGCACTAACAGCACTAGGTATCCCAAGAATACTATAGAATTAGAGGTATTAGGCAGAATAGAAAAACGAGCGGCATCTATTAAAAATCCTGAATCCATGGCAGATAAATTGATAACTAAGTTAAAAAAAGACTTCGAGAAAAATGACAGACAAAAAGAATTGCGTAAATTACTAACGAAAACCGAAAAGGAGTTGCATAATCTCACTAATGCTATCGCAAGCGGTGCCGACCCGAGATTATTAGCAAGCAAGTTAAATGAAGCGGGAAAACGGCGTGACCAATTGAAAGAAGAAGTTAAAAAAGCTGGCGTGCCCATAGATTTATTAGACAAGCAAAGGCTTGTCGATTTTTTGCGTGAACAAAAAGAAATTAAATTTGACCGGAACGATGAGGTTCAGTGTTTGGCAGCAATAAGGAAAACGATAAAACAAGTGCTTGTCTACCCAGATAGAACGGAGGTCGAATTCAAAGAACTATCTCTGTAGCTTGTGGGGATTAAATGGTATTCTCTTGGGGCTACCAAGCTAAATTGATAAACCCGTGTTTCAAAAACGATTGAAATACGGGTT